GTATAAATATACAAAAAAAGTTCCACCAAACGTTATACCAAAAGTTCAAGAACAGGGTGTGGCGGAAGGCTTACCACAAATTCTAAGAAAAGTTGTTCCTGGCTATGCCCGGCGTGAGATTGATATGAAGATGGGTGCTGAAAAATTTGGCAAGACTGATGTAGATAGAGATGCCAATTTCCAACGCTATAAAAAGATTCAAGACAAGTTGAAAGAGCAAGGTGTGGCGGAAGACTGGAACAAAGTCAATAAGAAAGATAAGACTAGTGGTATGAGTCAAAAGGCAGTAAATGCTTATCGTAGAGAGAATCCAGGTAGTAAGTTAAAAACTGCTGTAACAACTAAGCCAAGTAAATTAAAGAAAGGCAGCAAAGCTGCCAACCGTCGTAAAAGTTTCTGTGCTAGAATGGGCGGTAACAAAGGTCCCATGAAAAAACCTAATGGTAAACCTACTCCTAAAGCATTAGCACTACGTAGATGGAATTGCGAGAGTATAGAAGAATTGCAAGAATTAGTAATGCTTGCTGAACAATTTGTAAACAAGAAAAAAAATGAGAGTATCTGATTTATTACTTGAAGCCGCAGGTCCTGCTGTTGGTCGTAAGTACCAACATATTGAAGACCTTGTAGTCACCAACGGAAGTGGTGGTGGACTACATGCGATTGAACGTATGAAGCACATGGTTGATAACTATGACTCAATTGAATTGAAGTGGGACGGCATGCCAGTAGTATACTGGGGTCGTGATGAAAAAGGTATCTTTAGAATGATACCAAAAAATGCATGGGCATATTTAAAAAGTGGCAAGACACAAACAAGTAGCGGTGCACCTACAGTAATGAATAGTTATAAAGATGTTTATGCGTTTATCATGGGTACAGGTAATGCTGACCCTAATGATAAAAAACGAGTTCAGTTTGCAACAAAATTTGCAAAGATGTGGCCTTACTTTGAAAAGATTAGTCCACAAAAAGGATTCTTAGAAGGTGGGTTATTATTCTATCCAGGCACTAAACCTGATGGACAAAGTGCAATGCCAGTGTTTAATAAGAAAACACAAACATTTGATTTTCAGCCAAACATAACTAAATTTCACATTCCAATAAGTAGTAAATTAGGTAAAAGAATAGGTAGACCAGAACAATTAAATGCAAAGTTAATGGTAGCAGCCACTGGATGGTACGCTACATTAGGTAGCAGTGATGAACAACGTTATCCAAACGCAGAAAGTTTATCTACAAAAGATGTTATTGTACAAGGCACTACATACGTAGAAGAAATGCCAGGTGTTGATACAAGTTATATTGATAAGATGGAACAATTTATTAGTGGTAATGCACAAATTATTGACACTTATCTTTCACCTAAAAAAGGATTGACTAGACCAAGTGGTATACTTTATACATATCTTAACAATCATCTAAGAGGTGATGGATTAGTAAGAGACTTCCCACAATGGGCACAAGCTAATTTAAGTGAAGGGCAAGCACAAGGTATGTTAGCAGATAAATTAGGTTATCAAAATGTACTAGGCGCAGTTGAAGGACTAACTAGAGCTAAGATGCAAATAATTAAGTCATTGAGTATAGGATTACACGGTGGTATAATGCAAACTAATCCAGAAGGATATGTGCAAGCACATCCTGAAGTTAATTTTGATAATCCATTACCCGGCCAGTTCTTAAAGTTAATTGACCAACAAAACTGGGCACCAAAGAAGATATGAGATACATAGAATTTTACGAATCAACACAAAACACAGCCGTAGTCGGTTGGGGTCGTGGTATGGGTCACAAAGGGCATATGTTGTTGGCAAGAGCAGTTATCATGCAAGCAGAACAAATGAATGCAACACCATTCTTTTTTGTCTCAGCGACAATGGGCAAAGAAGATCCATTAACACCAGAAGAAAAATTATCAATATACAAAAAAGTATTTCCTAAACAAGCAGGTATATTTAATTTTGGACAAACACTTGGGCAAGTATTGAGTGATGTAGGTAAACAATATAAAAACGTTGTTTTAGTTTTAGGTGAGACCGAAGTACCCTCATTTCAATGGTTATTGAATCCAGATAAGTCAGGTGTGTCCCCTTATAAAAATTATGGATTGAACAGTTTAAAAATCATAGCAAGACAACAAGTTAACGATCCAGCACAAAAGATTGAAGGACCAAGAGCAACACCAATGCGTGAGATTCTATTGAATCCTCAAGCAAGTGAAGAACAAAAATTTGCAATATGGCGTAGAGATATGCCTGATGCATTAAGTGATGAAGAAGTATTGTCATTGATGAATACTGCACAACAACGATTGAATGTAGCACATGCACCTAAAGTACGTAAGTCACCAGTAAAAGCATTGAAGAAGAAAACAATGGCTGAATCAGCAGTAAGTGATTTGGCTGATAAATTACCTTCATTAAAGAAATATGATTACAGCACTATTGATAATCTAATGAAACGTATCAGTGTTCGTTATAAAATTAGTGGTGATAAATTACATGACATGTTTGTTAGTAAGTATGGTCATACACCTGATACTTGGATAAAGAAAATTAAGAATAGATTAAGTGAAGGTATTGAATCAAATGAAGATATGCAACAGGTTAATAATTTTGTTGAATGGTGTATTAAAACCCTACATATTAAAAAACCATACCCAGTAATCACTTACAGTAAGAATTCAGAAGAAGCACAAGAAGGTCATCATACCGGTCGTCATACCAGTGATGGTAAGATTTGGGTATATGTTGAGAATCGTAATATGGTAGATATCTTTAGAACAATCTTCCATGAATTAGTACATCACAGACAGGATCAATTGAATATGATTGGACCCGACGATAGCTATCCGGGTAGCCCCGTTGAAGCAATGGCTGATATGCTTGCGGGTAAATACATTAAGATTTACGGCAAAGATCACCCAGAAATCTTTCAATAAGGTTACCGCAATTACGTAAACTGTTTGACTTCTTAGCGAATTAGTGTATAATAACTACTTCACTAAGGAGTAAACATGAACGATGTTAAAACATTCAACGGCGATCAAAAAATCAAACTAACACAACTCATTAATGAGGGTATGCTAGTTATGAATGAAATTGATACATTAAACGGTGGACTCACCGATACAGTAAAAGCAATAGCAGAAGAACTAGAAGTTAAACCTAGTGTACTTAAAAAGGCAATACGAATTGCCCATAAAGCAAGTTTAACACAATCAAATCAAGAACACGAACAACTCAACACTATTTTGGAAACTGTGGGCAAAACACTTTGAGTTATGTAGATGCCATCCATTCACGGGATGAAGATAAAATTTATGTAGTAGAACGAGGTACTGACGGTAAGCGTCATTACAACGAGTTCCCTGCCAATTATGTTTTCTATTACCCAGATAACAAGGGTAAGCATCGTAGCATTTATGGCAAACCAGTAAGTAGATTCAGTACTCGCAAGCGTACAGAGTTTGAGAAGGAACGCAGGATACACGGTGGTAAGGAACTCTTTGAGAGTGACATTAACGTAGTGTTTCGTTGTCTAAGTGAAAACTATTTGGGTATAGATCCTCCCAAACTACACACTTGTTTCTTTGACATTGAAGTAGACTTTGATCCAGAAAAAGGTTTCAGTCCTACTACTGACCCATTCAATCCCGTAACAGCTATTTCATTGTATTTGGATTGGCAAGACACATTGATAACATTGTGTATTGCACCAAAGCACATGAGTAATGAAACAGCATGGGAAATTACACGTAAGTTTGAGAATACATTGCTTTTCAAAAATGAAACGGAAATGTTTGAGACATTCTTTCAATTGATTGAAGATGCAGATGTGTTGACTGGCTGGAACTCAGAAGGATACGACATACCATATATGGTTAATCGTGTCACACGTGTAATGAGTAAAGACGATACACGTAAATTCTGTTTAATGGGTCAACTACCCAAGCCAAGAGAGTATGAACGATTTGGTAAGTCAGAACAGACTTATGATTTAATCGGTCGTATTCACATGGACTATTTGCAACTCTACAAGAAATACAACTACGAAAGTCGCCATAGCTATAAACTAGATGCTATTGGTGAAATGGAAGTTGGTGAAAACAAAACACAATACGAAGGTACTCTTGACCAATTGTATAACAAGGACTGGCAAAAGTTCTTAGAGTATAACAGACAAGATACTATGTTGTTGGTTAAGATTCACAACAAACTTAAATTCTTAGATTTGGCTAACGCATTGGCACATGAAAACACTGTACTGTTACCAACAGTTATGGGTTCAGTTGCAATGATTGAAATGGCTATCTATAATGAGGCGCATGAGCGTGGATTAGTTGTACCAGATAAAAAACGGAGAAATATAAATGCAGATGAAACACAGCAAGCCGCAGGTGCCTTTGTTGCTACGCCGAAAAGAGGTATGCACGAATACGTCGGGGCAGTCGATATTAACTCACTCTATCCTTCGGTCATCCGAGCAGTTAACATGGCGGGCGAGACTATTGTTGCCCAAGTCAGACAAACTTTAACCGATCAGTACATGAAAGACAAGGGTCTTAGATTAGCACAAGAAAAGAAACGTTATAAAGAAGGTGACGATGATGTGGGTGGTGCTATTCTATGGGAAGGTTTGTTTGGTGCGTTAGAGTATACTGCTATTATGAACCAAGAGCGTGGCACTATGCTTACTGTTGACTATGAAGATGGTCGCTGTGAAGAAATGTCTGCGGCAGAGATATGGAAGATGGTCTTTGACAGTCACAAGCCTTGGATGCTTAGTGCAAATGGTACAATCTTTACATACGAGAAAGAGGGCGTAGTTCCAGGACTATTGTCTCGCTGGTACTCGGATCGTAAAAGTATGCAGAAAAAACTAAAAGAATCAACTACTGATGAAGACCGTGATTATTGGGACAAGCGTCAGTTAGTACGTAAGATTTTATTGAACTCTGCATATGGCGCATTGTTGAATGAGCATTGTCGTTTCTATGATAAACGCATTGGGCAAAGTGTTACATTGTGTGGTCGTCAGATTGTTAAACACATGATGAGTACTATCAATGAAACAATCGCAGGTGAATATGCACACGACGGTGAAGCTATCGTATATGGTGATACTGACTCATGTTATTTTACTGCATATCCTATTCTCAATTCGCAAATAGCGAATGGTGAACTAGTGTGGAACAAAGAAACTTGTATTGGATTGTATGATAGTATTGCTGACCAAGCAAACGAATCATTCCCCGCATTTATGGAAAAAGCATTTCACTCACCTCGCAAGAATGGTGAAATCATTAAAGCAGGTCGTGAATTGATTGGTGATCGTGCTATCTTTATTACAAAGAAACGCTATGCTATCAATATCTTTGATAAAGAGGGCAAGCGTAAAGATAAAGATGGTAAACTAGGTGATATCAAAGCTATGGGTCTTGACTTGAAACGTGCTGATACTCCTAAATACGTACAAGAATTCTTAATGAGTGTTCTCAGTATGGTCATTCAACAAGGTAAAGGTCGTGATGAAGTCATTGAAACTATCAAAGACTTCAAGCGAACATTATCCGAGCAAGATAGTTGGACAAAAGGTTCACCTAAATCAGTTAACAAGTTAACAATGTATGGTGAGAAAGAAGCAAACAGTAGTAAAGGTCGTGAGAATATGCCCGGTCATGTACGTGCGGCATTGAATTACAACTATCTACGTAGAGTCAACGGTGACCAATACAGTCAAAAAATTGTTGATGGTATGAAGGTAGTAGTTTGCAAAATGAAACCTAATCCATTGAATTTTACAAGCATTGCTTACCCAACAGACGAACTGCGACTACCTAAATGGTTTACAGAATTGCCCTTCGATGATAAAGCAATGGAACAAACACTTGTCGATGAAAAGATTGACAACTTACTCGGAGTATTAAGTTGGGATATCAAAACCAACATTGATACTGATTCAACATTTAGTGATTTATTTACTTTCGGTTAAACTAATGTTTGACATTCGTAAAATATTCCACTATAATACACAGATAATCTTCCTAAATAACTTAAAGGACATAAAATGAAAGATACATTACTAGACATTATTCAACACACTTCAGCATTAGGAAACATTGACCTAATCAAAGTGACAGGCACTGATACATCAACTGTTATCAATGCAGTGGCAGAAGATAAGACAGTTATCATTACTGGTACATTCAAAATACCCCATCCCGAATTCATCGGTGTGTTTGGTATGCCTAATCTAGGTAAACTTAAAACTATTTTGGGTTTTGATGAATATGATGATACATCAAAAATTTCAATGACACGTGTAATGCGTGACGGTGTTGATACTCCGGATAGTATTCACTTTGAGACATTGGACAAATCATTCATTAATGATTATCGTTTGATGCCACGCACAGTGACTGAAGACAAAGTTGGAAATGTTTCATTTAAAGGTACAACTTGGAACGTAGAGTTTGAACCAGCAGTTGCAAATATTTTACGTTTAAAGAAACAAGCAAGTGCAAACAGTGAAGAACCAAACTTTATGACTAAAGTAGACGGTACTGACTTGAAAATTTATTTTGGTGACCCTAGCACACACAGCGGTAATTTTGTTTTTCAAAGCAACGTAGGTGGCTCATTGACTAGCAAATGGTTATGGCCTGTACAAGCTGTTATCAGTATTCTTAGTTTGCCTGGTGACAAGAAATATCGTATCAGTGATAAAGGTGCAACTGAAATCATTGTTGACAGTGGTCTTGCAGTTTATCAATATCTATTGCCAGCGAAAACAAAATGATAGGTAATATCAGTCAAACTGGTAAGTATATTGCAGTTACCGGCGGCCCTGGTAGTAACTATGTCAACAACTCTGGTTACATGAGTGTTGGGGAATTACGATATAATACTAACAATCAGCAATTAGAACTATATAACGGTACTAACTGGCAACCACTTATCATGGGTCAATACAATGTTGGATTAAATCCTGATGCTGAACAAATACTTGATTGGGCTAAGACTAAGATGCGTGAAGAATACAAACTAGAGCAACTTGCAAAAGAAAATGTTGCTATACAAGACTTAGTAAATCAAATTAATGAGAAGAAGGATCAAATCAAAATGGTTCATATTCTCACTAAAAAAGAATCAGAACAATCAATTAATTGGGCGCAAGCACCTTATGGATCAAGTTAATTTATCAGATAGTCATAGCCCTGAATGGGCATTGTTCTTACCCGCAGTCAGTAGCTTTTATATCTCTGGCTTAGGCAAGCAACGTGAGGGTGAGCCTTACTTTGACTTAGCACGAATCCCTGCAGCCTTTAATGGTGATGTAGAGAAACTCAACTTCTTAAACAGTAAAGAAGGTCTTTACTATTACAAATGGGGATTGTATTCTGCTGGTCATGCTAACTTAGATACGAACAAAGTTGATCATAATGAAAGCATCATTCGCAAACGTGAAGAAGATACATTCATATTAGGTGACTCTGGTGGTTTTCAGATCCTTAAAGGTCAATGGCCAGCAGACTGGAAGGATCCTAATTGTCCTAAAGCAATGATTAAGCGCAAAGCAGTATTGAATTGGATGGACACATACATGGACTATGGTATGTGTTTAGATATTCCTAGTCAATCTGAAACTACATTTGGTCTTCAAGATAAGAATGGCAACAGTTTGCATGGCATTAGGAATGTTGATGATGCTATTGTTGCTACTCATATCAACAATGAATACTTTATTAAGAATCGTAATGGTAGTTGTAAGTTTCTAAACGTATTGCAAGGTCGTACTCATACTGATAGCGATACATGGTATGATGAGATGAAGAAATACTGCGACCCAAACATCTACCCAGATAATCATTTCAATGGTTGGGCATTTGGTGGACAAACAAAGATAGATGTCCATCTAATGTTGCGTAGAATGGTCGATATCATATATGATGGATTGTTACAAGAAGGTAAACATGACTTGATTCACTGTTTGGGTGTATCAATACTTGAGTACGCTGTATTGTTTACTGATATTCAGAAAGCTATTCGTAAGAATCACAACCCCAAACTACAAATCACATTTGATTGTGCAAGCCCATTCTTCTCTGCGGCTAAAGGTCTGGCTTATTTCAATAATAACATTGAACATGAAAAGAAATGGTCATACAGTATGGAGAAAACTGCTGAGAACAAAAACTATGCCACAGATACCCGTAAGTTTAGTGACGGAGTTTTGGCTGATGGCATCCATAAAGTCTTTACAG